TATATTCCGGATCAGCCACCATTTCGCGTAGTTCCGCTTCAGTCGGCATGGACTCCGCATCCGGTGTCGAGTTCACCGGAATGTCTTTTTCGCCATAATATTGCCTCAATCGATTGAGCGCACGAATGCCGGTTGCGGTGCCCCCCATGATTTTAAACTCTTCAAAATCCTCGCCGGTCCAGGCTCCCTGGCGCACCAGCCCTTCGGCCCACTTGACCACGCCGTTGGTGATGGCTTCACCATTCGGACCCAGCTTTGCCAGTTCCGCATCCATGTCGAATTTTTGTTCCGGAGCTTCTGTGGCTTCGGGTATTGTCTCTAAGACCATACCGACGATAGATTCAAAATCGTCCTGGGTCAGACCGCGCTCTGATGCCATCGACTTGAATTTGGTCATCAGTTCATCGTCTTCCGGTATTTTGTCACCGACAAATTTCAGATCGTAATTGCCATCTTCGGGTGCATCGTGCTTACCGTTGCGTAGTTTTTTGTAAAGCTCCTGTTGGGATTTTGCCAACCCCTGGTAGTCGGCTCCTTTGTCGTCATCCCAAAACCGTTCTGGCAACCAATCGGGCCGCTCTCCGCTGGCCGCTTTGTCAATGTGGTCAAGCTCCTCCTCCTCAATCTCCGCTTCCGGTTCTTCGATCTTGGCATTGTCTAATAATCCTTTTGGTTCCGCTTCCGGTTCCTGTGCTTGTGCTTCTTCAGCCATCGCTTGCTCTCTCCGCTCGTAATAGAATCTCACGTATCAACGTATTTTGCCCTTCTCTAAAAAACCCGAAATCGGTGGTGTAGCCTGGTGCCCAGCTTGGCTGGTGTAAAAACGCACCGCACAACCAATCCAGTAGCCTTTGACCGTCATCGGTTTTGGAAATTCGGGCTATGGATTTATCCAGTTCGCTTTGAAACTGTTCCGTATCGGGCGGCGGCAACGGGCTTTCGGCGTTGACCCCTTCCCAACCTGGTGTTGTTAGGTCGATGATGTCAGCCATTATTTTTTTCTGGCTTTCGCTTTTTTAGCCGCCGCTTTACCTTTTTTGGTATACGGATAATGTTTAACTTTTCCGCTTTTCATTTTGACTTTTGGCATTTTTCTCTCCGGAATTGTTTTTAGAAATTCAAAGTATAGCAGCCCGATCATGCCGCTGGTGGTAGTGGTCCACCTTCCGGTGACATCTGTTGCTGGGCTTGTATCATTTCACCGATTTGCTGTTCCAGTTGCTGACGCTCTTCATCAGACGTTCTCAAGTCAAGCGGAACGCCCAGCTTGTCGGCAACATAATCGCTTACCGCATCCGCTTTAATAGTGGCTTGCGCTACTGGTCCTAATGTACCGGAGATTTGTGCCCACTGCATAACGTCCTGTATGTCATCAAGGTTTTGCGCTTTCGCCAACGGCGATACCGGTACGATCTTGACTTCCAGGCCGTTGATCTTGAGAGGCAGATTAATCAAGCCCATGTCATCCATGATTTGCATCGACCTACGGGTTAATGGAATCATTGCTTCGGTAATTAGCCGCCCGAAACTTGACCCCATATTAACGGACAGCATCTTCATTCGCTCCACGATTTCCGTTGCGCTACGGGCCGACATATTATCGGGCGGCAAACTGTCATCCAAAAGCGTTTGTCTGATCGCCATGCGTAAATCTTGAAGGACAATTTGTGTCAGTTGCAAATCACCGGCACGGGGCAGCGGTTGCAGGGACGGGCCACGGGCACCGCCATTGGATGCCACAGGGATGATGGCACCAGGGACGATGCGGATCGATTGCGGATTGAGAACGCCGTCATCAACCGCCGTGAAAATGCCGCTGATATTGAGCGAGGCGTTTTTAAGAAGCAGTTCGACGGCCTTGTTTAAGGTGAGTATATCACCCAATGCTGAAACCACCGGACCTCTGCCCATGACTTCGCCGCTGATTTTACTGAACCTGGCGCACACCCACGGTGATATGGTCAGCTTGCGCTCGACCAGAACCATTTCATCGTCATCTTCGGACTTATAGCAGATGTAATAACCGTAGCCGCCGTCCTTAACATCCAAGATGGTGGACTCTTGCAGATTGACCATTTCCTGGGGTTTGTCTTCGATCAGACGTTTGAGAACGTCCGGAAGTTTCGCATCGGGCCAGGTCAACTGGATGTTTTCAACCGCTATCCGCATTTTACGGAAGACGTTTTCGACCGTGCCTTGCGGTCCTTCTTCCAACGCCACCAGGGTTTGAGGTATGGCCTGGAAGCGGATGGGCTGAATATCGTCACCAGGTTGGATCAGCATGATACCGGTGCCGACCGATAAATCCAAAAGAAATTCACCCATAGCCAGATCAAAATTGGTCTGGCGGATAATGGAGAAAAACTTATCGGTGTAGTTTTGCAAACCGGCACGGACTTCATCTTGAGCCTCTGGGGGAATCTCCGTTCCAGGCTGCAAAACCATCCATTCCTTATCGGGAGGAAACAGCCCTGCCTGGATACGGTTGGCAAACCGCTGTACTCCGTGGACGGCGGTACTGTCGAAGACCTGGAGATTTTTCACCCTGCCGCCGGTGCCGCCTTCCCAATAGCCGTCATACAGATTCCGTTGCGGCAAGGCGTATTGATAACACTGTTCATAGAGATTGCGCCATTGCTCTTTTTTTTGCCACGCCGCCTTGTAACGCTTGCTGATCTGTTCCGCTGAGAATTTCAATTTGTTGTCTCCACCGGCATGGCGATACAAGGCCCGTCATTGAGCCGGTTCCGTTGTTCCCGATATGCTTCCATCTCTTTACGTTTAATCTTGCTTCGCCTTTGATACACCGTGCCAGGGTGGATTCCGAACAATGCTGCCACCTCATCGACCGGCCAATACAAGGTGTAGATTATATCGGCATCGCTGATCTTTTTTCGAAACGGGGTTTTTGGTCTCAATATCCGGATTAACCGTCGAGACCAGATGAAAAACCAGAGTTTCATATCAATAACCGGCTGATCCGGAACCGCTCCGTGAAAATGGTGTAGGGCCAAGGGTGGTCTGTGATGGAACACCCAGGAACGGATTGTCCCGATCCGCAAGTAAGGCTCTGTTACCGCCGGTACGCCGTGCCCGTTTCCGTGCCGCCAGTTCTCTCGCAGATTGTGCCTCACGGGCCGCAATGCGCTCTTCCTGTTCACGCTGCGCTTTCAGCATCGCTGGATCAGGGCCGGG